AGCCAAACAGAACGCGGGAAAATCAGTCGACGGCGTCTTTAGTTCATCCATCCAAAACATCTCCCCCAAAAACTTGCGTTCTTGTTTGAACGTATTATCTACAAAGTTTTTGAAAATTAGATAAACCTGATTGATCGCCTTGACGAATTTAAGTGGATTGTTTACATCGGGATTGATTCCGGTTACAATGTCCGCGTGTAAATCCGTAACAAGCCCGGTCTTTACGGAAGTCGCTTGTTTTTCCTCCGTAATTTCATTGTCCTTAATACGACGTCCTTTGATTCCTCTCAGAACTCTTAAGTCATTGCCCAATGTTACGGCGCCGGAAATATTCGTGGAAACGGCTCTCACGGCAACGTCACCCGCAATCAACGCTCCTTGTCGAGCGATGATTTCATAAGAATTATCTCTCCAAGTAATCGGGCCGTCATTTGGCATATTTAGAGGGTTTGTATATTCCGTTTCTTGAAACTTATGTCGAACCACTAAAGTGCAAGTTGTATTGTTCGGAACTAAAATTCCGATCGTCGGCGGCACTTCGATTCTTTTACCGTTTTCATCGTAGGCGATCAGAGCGTCGGTAAGATCGACTCGGTTAACGAGTGAACCTACGGCGATATTTCCTCCGGAGTCGATTCCCGATCCAAAAGCGTCCAAGTCTCGGTTGATGATTTCTTGGCTTTTTGATTCTTGTTCTTTTTTCCAGTCTTCCGGAAAAACCCGTTTCCCTATATTTGGAAATTCTATTCCTGATAATTTATCCATTGGTATCTCCTTCAATGGGTGGAATCAAAAACGATTCCTCTTTATTAATCCGCGCAATTTGAGAATGACTTTTCTTCATCGTTTCGATATCGATACAAGATTGAAAATAGGAATGTTCGCTAATTGCAAACTTTGTTTTCACAAAACCCTCCTTACAAACACATAAGGAAATGCTGATAGACCCCGAGCGTCGGTCGTTTTGCCGGTGCGAGGTGTTCCGTTGGTTCCGTCGGAGGCGGCTATGCCTGTTTGTGAGCTCACACCATTATTCGACGATCCCCAATTCTGCCAACTGCTCCCGCTGCCGATTATTACAAACGAAACGCCTTGCGGCGAGAGATGAATATGCCCCTGAAAGCGGTCCCTTCTCCGCAAACCACCGATCCATTCACCATCCGAATCCATCACGGAAACAAATCCACGGCCTTGAACCGCAAAGTGACGAACCTGATTTGTGATCGTAGTTCCCGGAGTAATATCCGGCAATCGATGTTTGTAAAAACGAATTTTCACACCCGAAAGAGATCCGCTGGAGTTTGCCGCTGAACAAGTGAAACTAATCGTTCTGCTCGAAGTCGAAAGAGCGGAAATCGCAAGGGTGGCATTTGCAGGTACACCCCCGATTGTTTGTAGAAGAGTTCCTGTCATCCAGTTTGTAAAGGAACCGTGAACTAGATTATCTTCCGCTAATGCGTCGATCATCTTTTGGCAAGCGGTCGTGTTTGCAAAAGTGATCGTGAGAATGTTACTTGCAATTGTATAACTCGCCGCATCAAAATCCGTTGTGTTCGTTCCCAAAGGATCGTAACGAAACGGTTTATTCAACCAATACGAAACCAAATCAGGCATCCCACCCGTGCCGGTCGCATTGATCAATTGATCCGCACAAGCCAAACAGAACGCGGGAAAATCAGTCGACGGTGTCTTTAGTTCATCCATCCAAAACATCTCCCCCAAAAACTTGCGTTCTTGTTTGAACGTGATATCGGAAAAATTTTTAGAATAAATATAGGCCTGATTGATTCCTTGCACAAGTTTGAGAGGATGATTTCCGTCCGGGTTAATGCCCGCGATCAGATCGGCATGCAAATCGGTAACCAATCCCGTTTTTACGGAAGTCGCTTGTTTTTCCTCCGTAACTTGTCCGTCCTTGATGTTGTTCGTGGAAATCCCTCTCCAAATCCTAAGGTCCGTTCCGAGGGTTACAACTCCTGATACGTTAGACGAAATAGATCGTAAGGGAATATCGCCGATTACAAGCGCGCCCTGCCTCGCCAAAATTTCAAAGGAATTATCCCTCCAAAGATTCGGACCGTCGCTCGGAAGATTGGAAGGACTATCATACTGAGTTTCCAAAAATTTATGACGAGCTACGAGGGTGCAGCTAACGTTATTCGGAACTGCAATACCGGTAATCGGCGCGACTTCAATTCTTTTCCCTTCAACGTCGTAAGCGATCAACGTATCAATCAAGTCCACATGATTCGCCCCGGAACCGACCGCTATGGTTCCGCCGCTCTGAACGCCAAAACCTAAAAGATCCAGATCCCGATTGATGATCTCTTGACTTTTCGATTCTTGTTCTTTTTTCCAGTCTTCCGGAAAAACCCTTTTACCTACGTTCGGAAATTCGATTCCCGATAATTTATCCATTGGTATCTCCTTCAAAAGACGGAAAACTTATGATGATGGTTTCCAATTCGTCATAAAGAACGTTTACGTTGGTCTTAGTATTATTCTCGACTTGAAAGATCAGTTCCCTTTTTAGCTTCTTACACGCGCCGCTGAACGATTCATACGCGTTAGACTTCTTTAGAATGGAACTTGCAAGTTCTGTAATATCATCGTCTTCTTGACTTTTGGATTCGCTCACGAGCGAGATGAGATCGGATTTAAGATTCGCCCTTTCCTGAACGTTTGCGGAGACCCATCGTTTGGCTTGTGTGGCAAGGATCGGCCAAGAAAAAGGTTCCGCCTTAGGATATAGGGAAAGAATCTGATTCATCGCTTCGTCGAACTGAAAATGTATTTTTTGAATCTTTTTCTCTTTGTAAGAGGATATCGTTAAAACACCGCATTGTAAAAGTTCGAGTTCGGTCTTAGGGACCAGTTTTTCCTCTTCGATTTTCATATCTTCCGGAATCGAAATCAAACCTCGATCCGCCTTTTCGGAAAGGGAAAATTCCTTCAACTCCCCGCTTTCGAACTTAAAACCTTCCGGTGGAAATGAATTTCCTTGATGGATTTTTTTCTTCTTCTCTTCCGATTTATCCCGATTGAAAAGTTCCACTTCCAATTCTATGGACGATAAGTTGGAACGGGAATATTCCTCCAAAGACTCGGAAGAATAAACGTAAATCTTTTCCATGATTGCTCCTTGACGGGAGCGATTAAGTAGTTCCGCGAACTGCAAACATTACACGGTTTGTATATTTAATAAATTGAATATTCTTTGATCTTTTCGGCTCTGCGCGAATGAAATCGACCTACGAGCGTTCCGCCCATTACGAACGGTTCGAACTCGCCTTGATCCTCCCATAATTCGCCTACGTTTCCGCCGATATTCACATTCTCGATGGATTGAATAAGGGCGGCTCGATTGAATGAGTCGGCAAGTTTTGGAAATAAAAATCGATATCTGAATAGAACGTATTTCCGCGACATCATCCTTTTATCCAAAGCGCCGCCCATCACAAAACAATCCTTCGTTTCTTCCGCTTCGTAAACTTTAGAATAACGAATCTCCTCCGAATTCAATCCCGTAGAAAACTGGATGACTTGTTTTTTAGAAGATACCGAAGCGATCGACTTTTTGAAAAGTTTGGCGAGCAGAAGTCTGCTTCGATAAGAATCGTCAGTTTCTCCGGGAAGTTTTTCGATTTTGTACCGCGCTCCCCATAAAATTAATCCGAAGCCGTCGCTTGTTTCCAACCAAATCTGTCGATATAGCCAGCTCAATCTTCCGGCCCTTTCGACAAGAATCGAAAGAATCGATTTCAAAACCTTGTACCAAAAACTAGAAGCCCCCAGTTTTCGTATTAAGTTTCTCTGATTCTTCCAGACATAGGAATCGAAATCGAAAATAAATTTGTCAGACATAAACCGCACCGAGCACTTGAAAACCGGGACCTATGTTCGCCAAAGAGCCCGCGGGTACATCAACATTTCCTAATGGATTGAATTCCACATCGATACAATTCGGAAGCGTTTGATACAAAACCTTTAATTGAGCGTCCACAAAATCCTGACCTTCGCTAAGCGAAAGAAAATATTCGTCTTTTATCTGATCCAGAACGGCCTGACTTGGAATCGTATCCGAAGAGGAAAATTTTACAGTCACGGTTTTATTCACCGCAGTTTCGGAAATATTCTCAATCAATACGTGAGCAACTCCGCCTGGATCGTTTTCTTCCGAATTAAAATAATTTCCCACTTGAGTCAGTTGGGAATTCGTAAGCGGACCAACCGTTCCTTGAAGAAGAATTTTTACTTCTCCGTCCGTTTTTAAATTTTTTGCACTTTTGAAAATCGCCCTTTTGACAAAGGAAAACGTTTCCGCTTCTCCGATATACCAAGCGGGAGTCCACTTGGAAGAAACTCCCTCCGCGTTTTGTAGACGCGCTCTGACGGAAGTTCTCGTTTCTCTGTATTGACCTTGTTGTACCGGATTGATTTCTATGTTGGAAACATAATCGATTCCGTCCGGAGGATTTTCTATCGAATTGATCGAACCCGGTACTACGTTTCCGATCGGACCGTCGACGGTACATTGAACGAAAGCTTCCACCGTAAATTTTCCTTGAGCGTCGGCGGCCATACCTGCGGGAAGAATTAAGGATTCCTGAAGAAAAAATCGAACCTTTTGATCCTCTCTCCCCGCCGTGGTCACGATCAAAGATTGCGGAATCTCACGATCAAACGCGGATTGAACGGCGGAACCGATTCTCACTTTAACGATCGCTGGAAGCGCGGGTTTCCATTGCATCCCTCTGCGTATCAAATGTTCGTGAAGTGCATCGTCTTCCGCGGTGTGAGGATGAATCGCTTTTTGAACGGATACAAGATCGTTATCGATGAATAAAAATACCGCATTCGAAACGGCGCGCAAAATCGAAAACGTTTTCGATGTCGGGCTGAACGTATGATTCTTAAATACGCCGGAAGCTTTTACACTTTGAAGATGGTCCGTAAGAACCTGCTCTTTAGTTATATTCAAATTCACTGTTTACCTCCATCCTTAAGTCGAACTCCAAATTTTACTCTTCCACAAGACAACATGAATGTTTTAAACGTCGATTCATCGTTTCTCCGGTCGAGTCCGTTCGATCTTTTATTATTAAAAATAAAATCATAATTTTTTAATATTCTTTTCATAACTTATTTCATCAAAATCCCTTTGACGGATTCCCCCGTTTTCAGCCGGAAATCGACTACGATCCTACTTTCCATATCAAGCGTAACGTCGATCGAACCGGAATCGATAGCCGGATGTAACTTTAGGATTCTTTCTGCGTCCCGAATTCTTGCCGCCTGATCGTTGTATTCCGTGGAATTCAAAACGATCCTTTGTCTGCTGTAAATTTCTGGATAATCGATGTCGTCCGCCACGTTCATTTCGAACATCTCTCTAACTTCCGATAAAACGATTCTAACCGCGTTTGTGTCGCTTAACAAATCGTCGTCGGAAGAGTCCAACGCCAAATCTCCGAATCGAATGGGATCATTTGCAAAATCGATCATCAGGTTCCTGCCTTCGGTTTACTCGAAACGGAAGGCCCGACCGGAGTGTCCACGTAGTCGGTCAAGTGGGTCGATAAACCTACGGAATTGGAAGATTCCGCAAAAGCGGTGACTTCCTTTTTTGCCTCTATCTTTCCCGTGGTTTTAAAATCGCCGTCCTGTTCCATATTTCCCCGAATCTTAAACGGTTTACCGCCCAGATCCAAAAGGAATCCTTCGTCGTCGAGAGTTACCTTGATTATATTTTTATAATTTATAAAAGTCTTATTCTCATTGATTTCCACTTCAACCTTGTCCGCTATTTTCGTTTTAAGGGAATCGATTTTCTCGAAACCGAACGCGGTGTATCTCTTTTCGATGTTATCTCTTGCGATCAACAGACATTTGGAACCGGTTCTTGGAACCACGGGTTCTGTCCAAGTCACGTTATGAATAAAATCTTCGGCGACCTTTACTGTCAGAAGTTTTTTTTCGGAGTCCACCGAATCGACGATTCCCAACTTCGGAAAAAAGATAGGGAAACCGATTTTCCACGCTTGAACGATTGCTTGTATGATGGTTCTATCCGCCATTTTGCCTCTTTTATTTTTTCCGATTCGATTTTGACGATCCGGTTCTCGGAGGTTCGTGATACAAACCCGGATAAATTTCCTGACGATAACCGTTCGTATTAAACTTTTTAATCACTCGATCAACGAACACCTTCGCACTTCTGGAAGAATCTTCCGGATCTTGAATGTCTATGATCTGCGAATGTGTGATCGAAGGATAACCGAAGGAAATGAATTTTCCCTTAAAACCCGAGCCGCATTTATCGTCGAAAATTTCTTTGGCTCTTTTTTCGGCGCCTCCGGAATCCAATCCGTCGATTTCGTAATAACGCGCTTCTCCTTCTCCATAAACTCCTCTGTAGTTTTGTCCGGTTTTCGGATTTTCTCCGCGAACAACGATCTGAAACGGTTTGCTCTCTAACGGAGTGAGATCGTCCTCGATGATATTTTGAGTAAACCGAAAGATCGGAAATTTTTCTTTGGGTTCGGACGTATTTTGTTTTTGGGACTTCGATTGATTTCCTTTCGAAGCAAAAGTTAGATTCGGATGTTTGAATGCCTTTTGAACGACCAACTTCCAATCATGAAAAAAAACGTCGACTCCGTGAGTTTTTTTCAACTCGGATAACGCATAACGTGCCGACTTTTTCGCACAGCGAATGTCCACCGTTCGTTTGATGTCCGAATCCCTGATAACGATCGATATGTCCGACTTGATCTGGGGGTGAATACAATCGTTTAAAAAAGTCATCAACGGTTTTTGATGATAATCCCGAGTCATAATCTTACGCTGACAGAAAAAGAAAGGATCCGCACATTTTAATTCTAGCGGAACTTTGGGACTGATTTCCAACACATAACCGCTGAATTCCGGAAGAAGACCGTATCGTGTGTATCCCGCTTTCCAAGTCACTTTTGAGAACTTAACGATCGAATCCTTTTTTAGATTCTTATACTTGGGAAGTTTAACCGTTAGTATATCCGTAGGAATCTCTCTGGAAGACTCCAAAGTAACTTCCGTTACGGCCGGAAATTTCATATTCGATATTTCTAATTCTTGATTTAGAGTCAGCATTAAACCGTCATCCTCCTTTTTGCGTTTTGCAGTTCGGCCTTTGAAACGAGAGCTTCTATAAAAAGAATCGATCCTATATTTTCATACGGCTGTATGTTCGAATTGTTCTCTCGGATTTTACCGGAAAAATGTTCCGTCCCGTAATAAAGAAAACTGATCGACTCGTATGTTTCTCCTTCCATAATCGTATGCTGACGGTCTTCCGTTAGAGGCTCCGGAATCTCGATTAAAATTCCGGATTTCGGATTTTTCCAATCTTCTATCTGAGGATTTATATCGGATATCAATCTCCAAATTTCCCATTTGCCGTAATAACGGGCGGAAAGTCTCTGCAAAGTATCGTTGTTTTTAAGAACGTAAAATTGACTCATAAAGACGACTCCACGGCGCTGTTCTTAGATTCCAAAGAAGCGAGATCCAAATCGTATTCTTCATCGGACAAAAAAGTCAGAGTGATTGTTTGACTGTACTGGATCGGTTCGGACGGAAGATCGAAACTTTTACAAACTACATTCTTAATTCCTAATGCGTTTAACATTGAATGATTCAAATACAAGGTCTCGTTCGTTTCCCAGATTTTTTTAAGCTCTTTTATCTTTTGTATCATACTCTTTACGAGAGGATTGGAAGGAGCCGCCAAAATCCCCGCTCCGTACGTTGCCGCAAGCAACGTAAACTCGACGCTTATCGACCAATCTCCGTAGCCGGAAAGTTCCTTTATACTTCCCCTTCCGCCGGGAATCGCGGTTACCTCGATTTTTTTTTCCTGACTCGCTTTGATCTTAGTCGCGGACGGGAATTCGTACTCGTTCGCAAAATCCAATCCTATCACTAAACGATCCGTATCTCCCGTTATGATTTCCGGCGGAATATATCCCGCTGGAAATGCTGGTGGTGTAATTCCTCCGATCATGCCAATTCCATCTCCTCAAATCGATCCAACTCTTGAAAGATTGCATCGGTGATGATTTCTCCGATTTTCTTTTTATTCGCCATTCTATCTCCTACGACCAACTGACCGATAACCGATCCGATGGAAACGTTCGTACCACCTTGTCTTCTCATAGACGTCGCTTCGGACATTTCCGTAACTTCCGAAGTTCTACGAACGACTCTCGTCGAATTCGAATCGATCGATTCGTTGAATCGTTTCAAAACATGATTCCCTTTCGGTATATCGGATCGTATTCCTTGCATATTCGAATTTCCTAAAGAAGTAGTATTCCTTTTACTTGTGAGAGTCGCAACCAAACCATTCGTATTGATTCCGGACTTATCAGCGGACAAACCTTGAGTTTTAGCAGGCTGCACTTTGATTTGCATTCCGGGCATTGACGCGGCTTTGGTCGAACCGGAAGGCACGCGTATCGGTTGTGTTCCCGGAACCGGAATTTGATTTTGACCCGGATTCGGAACCGGCTTGAGCCCAAGTATTTTTGCAAACGGACCTTGTGCTTGTTTGGATCCGCCCGGCAAATAACTTCCGATAAAACCTAATGCCGATTTAATGGGCTGAACCAAAAAACTAAGTCCGGCAACGATTCCTCTTCCCAGGGCTTTCATAAGATTTAGCCCGGCGGTTATCGCGGATTGAGGAATCATATTCCAGAGATCGATGAATTTTTGCAAAAGCCAAGGTCCGATCGCCGCAATATTATTCCAAATCACATTCAAAACAGATAATAGATAGTTTCCAAAACCCGCAACACCGGCTACGAGCGCTCCCCAGAGATTTGCTATTTCAACCGCGATCGAGTTGGCAACTTGAACGATATCGTCCCAATAGTTATAAATCGTAAGACCGATTCCGGCAAATAGACCTAAGAATAAACCGATCGGTCCTAAAATGACTGCTGCAATGACGGCGACAAGCCCCTTGGCCCAATCCGGCATTTCCATCCAAGCCCCTTTGACAGTGTCCCAGGCGGATGTCAAGAAATCTACAAACGAATTCCATTTTTCTAATATATAATTTACCACCTCCATGGTGGCTGCTTTGATTTCATCCCAATAAGTGATGACTAAAGCGACTGCGGCCACGAGCCCGACTACGATCAATCCGATCGGATTGCCAACAATCGCAGCCTTTAAGAAAGTAAAGAATGGTACGGCTGCCGCTTTGAGAAAAATAAATGCGCCTTTAAGCACTGAAAATGTCCCGGCGCCGGATAAAACCGCCGCTCCCAACATGGCAAACGTAGCGGCAAATTCCACGAGCTTGGGATTATTGATTAAGAAAACGTTTATGACTTCGATCCCATCCGCAATTGCTTTGAATACGTTTGTAAGAACGGATTCTAAAATTCCGAATTTTATGAGACCCGAGTCTTCGATTCCTTTTCCTAAGTGAATTTTGAAGTTCTTCCATGCCTCGGATGCTCGTTTGAATTGTGCGGGAAAATTGTCCAACGCCTTTAAGGCTAATTCAGAATCCTTTATATTCCCGAAATTTAATTGATTGATATCCCCTTTGAAGTTCTTAACCGATATCCCCGCGTCGATCAGTTGGTTCGTTAAATCTTCGAAACTTCCGCCGGTAGCTAAAGTGTTATTCGCAACGGCCTTAACCAATGTGTTCAGGTTCTCGGCATTCAGTTCCTTAAAGGATGATTTGATTTTAAACGCACCGGAAAGAATTTTCTCGACGGGAATTCCAGTGTCGTCGGAAAGTTTAAACGCCGTATTCGAAATGACGGCTACGTCCTGCGCGGTCATACCTAGAGTTTTAAAGTTGTTCTCCAACTTGGAACTCTCCATCCTTCCATCGTATAAGTATTTTATAATTTTCGCAATATCAATGCCGACTTTCATCATCTTGCTTCCCGAGGTTATCTTTTCAAGCCCGGAATTCAACTTATTGACATCCGCTCCGGCATCCCCAAGAATCTTACGCATTGAGTCCCATTTTTTGTTAATCTCGTCGATTTTACTGGAGGCGAGATCCGCTATAGTAAAAACAATCTTAAGTTCACTTGTATTCGTATCGGCCATACCTCGCCTCCCGTAATTTTCAATCTCCGTTAAACGCCTTGACGATCGCACGCGTTAGAGTGTTGATCTCGATTTGCCGAACGAATTCCAATTCGGCCGCCAACTGAGTTTCAAAACTTTCGCGTTCGTCTCCGTCTTCCGGATATTCCAACTTTCTTCCCGGGAAATAGTACATCAAAAGAACATCCAATGCACCGTTCCCGGCTTTAAGAAGCCTAAGCTTCTCTCCTATAACTTTTTTGCGGTCACCTCTTGGGTGGTCGCGGTCAACTCGATCAGTTTGTTACTGATCGGAATAAAGATACCGGGAGAATCTTGGGCCCATCCGTTCACGACATCGAAACTCGGATACAGACAACACTGACCCGTGAGACGTTGTGCGACATCGGTTTGCTTTTCTTTTCTCGCCTTTTCAAGAGTTTCATCCACTTGAGTTTTATTCGGTACTCGGCAGATGATCTTTCTTCCTTCTCCGGCATCCAAAACGTGAAGCCCTCCCTTATCTGAAAAATGAGATTTGATCACATCGATCGCGTCTTTGCTGCGAGCGATAAAATCGTCGTCGATGTTCTGATAAGGTTGGGGAAGTTTTTCAAACGCTTCCTTAAGAGCGGGAATTGAACTGATTAATGGATTCATTTTATTTCCTTATTTCCTTCGTTAGTGAACGGTTCTTAACTTCGTTACGCGAACGTGATCACCGGAATCGACAACAAAGCTATTTCCAAAGGCACCGCAATCGCGCCCGAGTTTCCGCTTTTGATATCCGCGTTATACTTCGTAATCTTGACCGCAGGCGCGATGTATTTGAAGTCCGGTCTTCCTTCTGCTTTCAGAACCGCAGTGAGAGGAGCGGGCGGAAGTTTTTCGATCAAACCGCCGTAAGGAGCCGCAAGAAGAGTCAAACGATCCAGTTCTTCGAAATAAATTTCAGCGCTGATGCTACGTTTGTAATTCTTCGTAGTGTATCCTACGATCTCTCCCGACTTTCCGTAAGTTAGTTCGATCTCGACTGCGTGATCGAATGTGAACGAGGAGAAGTTCACCATATCGTATCCGAAAAGTTTCAGCTCGAGGTTGGTGAAACTATAATTTTCCTTTACTACTTCCAATGCCATTGTTGACTCCTATTTAGGTGTGGCGAAAGAGGTTTCCCATTCGATCGCTTTGGTTCTGTTGCTTACGTACATCTTGCACTTCGCTTTCAAAATCCGATCCGTATTGAATGTCTTATTCGGATCCAAGACGATCTCATGACCCGAAATTTCCTTTCTACCGGGCGCTTCCATCTCGGCGGAAATTTTGGAATCGATGTAAGCCTTTAAGTAATCCAAACCACCCGATCCCGAATCTACTTCCGTATCCATATTCAAAAACTGAAGAGACTCGCGGTAAAGAATACGATGCATCTTGTCCGCGCGTCTGCGTTCCGGAAGTTCTTTGAAATCGGACGTACTTGCCGCTTTGATCTTATCCCGAGCGATGAAGATTCCTTCGTAGTCGTCGTATTCTTTCAGAACCATCAAACCCATATCGTGAAGAAGATCCATGTAGTTTCTATATCCCTCGTCCCAATAACGGATTTCGGAGAATGTCAGAGAACGCATATCCTTCACGTAACCGATCGAAACGTTAACGGGAGCGGCCGCAATTTTAGCGGTAGCCATCGTCGCAAAATTTCTCCACGCTCCGATGGAATCGCCTGCCGACTTCACCGCAGAGTAACCGCCGGAAGCGTTGACTCCGCCTTTGATATAACGAGCCTCTCCGACCGCGATGATCACCCTTCCCTTCGGCGAAGTAAAAGGTTCGAACTCGTCTTGGATATATTGAAAGTATTCGGGAAGAGTTTCAGACTGATCCTTACCTCTCGCTTCCAAAATCATGAATGAAGGAAGGTGATGTTCGGTTTCCATTTCCTCCAAAATCACGTTACACGACATCGCAAAAGCTCTGGAAGCAGGACCCAATACGTGAATCCAATACGACCCGTATTCTCTCTTTAAAGCTTCAATCGCCGTCAGCTTTGACGCGTTAGACGCCGTTGGGCCTGTGATCGTAAAAGTATACGTATCACCGACTTTGAATGTATTAGCGGGAGTGGACGCGTTCGTAAACGTGGCGCTTACCCCGACGTCTAAGGAAATCGGCGAAGCGCTCGCAGGGGTAATCAAAGGAGTGGAAAAGTTCGCTCCTCCGTCCACGGACTTACGATATTCCGCAGTCCCGCAAGCGCCGGCCTTTGTGATTTTAAGTACTACCACTCTGCTTCCAGTCGCAGTTCCCGAAGTTGTCGGTAAAGTCGCTTCTCCGGTCCCTACTTTGGTCGGAACTCCGACCGATCCCGCCACGTCGTTTTGCGGACGAACACAAAGCACTGGCACCGGCTTTTGTCCCTTTGTCTCGTCGAACTCGTCGAAGAATTGTTCCAGAGCATCCACGAGTTCTCCTCTTCCAAAAACGTCTTTGGCCTGAGGCGTGTTATTGATTACATAAACCCTGTTTACATCTCCGGTTTCCGCAGTTCCGACCTTGGAACCCACACGATCCGGTTTCACGTCGTTGAAGTTGATCCCACCGTCTTGATGGTAGGTAGTCACGTCGCCTGTTGACATTGATACGCTCCTAATATTAAGGGCAACTGAGTAGAATGGCGGACGAGCCGCTCTTTATATTAATGCGAATTCGGCTTAAGAAAGTTTGGGCGAATCGCTCGCGAATTCCGTAGCGAAAACGGCTCGCGACCGCGCTTTCAGCTATAGTCAATAAATTGCATGAAAGAAACGTAATACAATATATCGTCTTTAATTTCAATTTATTGACTCCGCATCAATCGCTTTCGCATTTGTTATATCCGAATCCCGTTATTTTATTACTTCTGAGTTTCGGACTTCTGATTCGGCTCGTTCGTTTTTCCTTTAACGGAATTTTTCTCCTCCGCGTTTTCGGATTTAAGTTCCTGTATTACGCTTTTGTTTTTGTCGAGATCCTTTCCGGAAAACTCTTGATAGGCGTTTTTAAGAATCTCGTCCTTAACGTCCTCTTCCGGATCTCTCCGTAAGTGATCCAAAAAACCGGCCGCTAAAACCGGGGTAATTTCGTACTTTTTAATAAACTCAACTGCTTTCATTGTTCCTCCGATGTTTCCATATCCGTTGGCTCTTCAATTTGAAAGGTTCCCTGAGCCAGAGTAGGAACCGATTCCGTTTCAAAAAGTCCGTCGCTGAAAACGATTTCCGTCTTCAATTTATAGTATCCTAGGTTTTCCGAAACATCCGAGATTATGTAAGAAACGCCGGGTTTTATCTCGACGGTAACACCTTGAGAAGTCTTAAAATTCCGATGGTTGGAAAGATAGATAAGAATCTGATCGATGACACCGAGGTTCCACGCATTCGAGTTTGAATGCCCCGTAGAGGGAACGTCTTCGGAAGAGTTTCGCATCCAAAAATCGATAACGTATTTAAATTCTTGAATATAATGTCTTTTTAAAAAACGAATGTTTTTGACTCCGTTGACGATCTCGGAATCCAATCTTTGAAACCTCTTTCCGTCCGCAATCGAAACGAGAGGAGACTGAAAAATCACACAAAAAGGAAATAAAGTCGGATAATCATTTGTACTCGGATTCGATAAAAGGATTTTACTCTCCGGAAACAGGGGAATCGGCTCCGCAGCGGGAGGCTCCGGTAGAGTTTTGATCGAAACGATCAGGGATTTTAAGTAATCGATATGGCTGATTCTCATGATTAAAATTTTTTAATTCTCCAAATTTATCCGTTATATCTTTCGATCCCGAAACGAAACATTCATACGTTCCTTTGAGAACGGGTTACGGCTCCGAATCCGTTAGATAGAATACGAAATTTTTTCGTTTTTACAAGGTTCGAACCGCATCGTTTTGCCTCTAATTTCCGAACACACTCGATCGAAAATAAATGAGTTGATGAAAAATTCCATAGTTTAGTTTAACAAAACTGCTTCAATCGTCCATTTCAATGAAACAGATGGAAAATTAATTTTTCAACAACCCTAATTAATAATTCCTTAAAACCCCTCCATCCATATTACGTTTTATGCAAGTATAATATACTTGGAACTCCCAAATCGAATAAAACGTCCAGATCATATTGAATCATATGTCCGTAAGGATCGATATACTGCGGCCCTACTCCGTACGGATCGGAGGCTTTTAAAAATTTTCGACCGTCGTCGTTGACCACGATTCCGATACCCCGGATGATATGTCCTTTTTTAGTCAGATACGTTCCTAAACCGCAGGGAAAATTCCCGTTCTCAAAATAATCGCAAAGTTCGTCCTTATCCCCTTTTTTCTTAACGATTTTAAGGGGAATTTCGTTCGAGTTCATTAGAATATTAAAATGTTCTGCGTGGTCTAAAGAATCATAGACGTTCTTTTCATTCTTAATAACCCAATCCTCGAAAAGGGCATAGTAATTGTAAGTAGTAAGATGAATGAAATCGGGAATTCTATAAATCAATCCGATATAAATTATAAAATCCTGAAATACGTTTCCCATACACTGCTGATAATCCTTCAGACAAAGGCGGGGTGTAATCCGGTCCTTTCTTTGCGGATTCCACGGAGCGATAGGATGAGAGATATGTGCGATCATTTCGTTCCTCCTTCGTTTAACAAATGGCGATAATAAAACTATAGCTGCCGACTCTCAAGACCCGATGGTGAAGTTTTACTTGAATCCTTTGGTTGCTGAAATGGATCCAAAAAGTCGCCTAAGATTCTTTTTTTAGAGTTCAGACCTTCGTTGATTCTCTTACCTAAATAAAAACTCCCGACGGTTCCATAAAACACCATCAACCACTGAATGATATCCATGTGAAGCGGCCTTAGCGAGTCCGGAAAGAAAATCGAAAGAACACACAAGGCGATGAAATAAAAGATAACCAAAAAGAAAACGATCCAAGTGCGAAAAGTCGTATCGGAAAATTTTTTCGTTCTATCGTCTCTAAATAAGAATTTCATTCTATTCTCCTTCCTTTGGCGGACGTGAGTTTGATCAGATCTTTAACGTCCGCCTTGATTTCAGCAAGGTCCTTAGCGATAGAGGTCATTTCGGTTTCTATTTTAACGATCCGAATCTCGTGGTCCTTATACATCGTATTGTATTGAATCGTTCCGGAAATGACAAAACCTAAGATGACGAGAAAGTCCTTGATTCCGAGTTTTATCTGACTTATTTTTGAACTCTCCATTCTTCCTCACAAAAAAACAACCCGCGCGCTTTAGCGGCGGGTTCAGTGACTACTCAATCGCTTCCGATTGTGAACAAAGAATAACACGGATGTTTTTCGAAACAAAGAACGGAACGGAATCATATCCGTCCGTTCTGCCTCTAATTTTCCAACGGGCGGGTTACAAGACGTTAGTCGCCTTTTGGAAGGAGGAAGAGAAAATCAATAGATTTGTTTTTTTGTTCTACGGGAAAGAGCGACCTTATCCAAATCTCCGATCATAAACCTTCGAACACGAGGACTCCATTGTATAAAAGGAATCTCATGATCGATCACGTATTGATTGAAAGTCCTAACGGAAAGGTTTAAATACTGAGCGGCTTCTTTTGTTTTTAAAATTTGAGTTTTATCCTTTGCCGAAGAAAATTCCGGAACTTCTCGGAGTTGATTTTCCTTTTCCGAATCGGAAGTCGGGATATTTTTGAGCAAGGACCCTTTTCTTGTATTACCGTTGATTACAGACATAGCGTCAGGTTTGAACTATAGACATACTTTTTGTCAAGCCCATTCCGATTCTAGAAACTTATTAGGGATCAGTAATATAATGAGATTCGGGTATAACCAATGCGAAAGCGATTGATGCGGAGTCAATAAATTGAAATTAAAGACGATATATTATATTAAATTTCCTTCATGCAATTTATTGACTATAGCTGAAAGCGCGGCCCCTCGCCTTTTTCGTAAAAAAGGCGAGGGGTTCGCCCAAACTTTCAGCCGTCGAATTCACGGTATTCTAATAGAGTTTGAAAAATTAATTCCCTATCCGTTTCTGCTTCATTGAAATGGACGTTTGAAGCGGTTTTGTTAATCTGAATCATGGAATTTTTCAACAGCCCTAATATACAGGGATCGAGTAAGAAATCACATTTTGTCTCCATCTTCATTTCAAAATGAAATCGCTTTTAAGTTGGAGTTTTCAATGTAGGTTGGTTTTCAAGAGTTTCGTCGTATTGAACTTTCCACTAAACGAAGTTTTGCGAATGAGACATATCGAAATTATTGTCATTTAAAGCGTAAGATCTTCGATTCGAAATAAATTTGAAATCAAAACGAATACGGACAAAAAAGAATCACATTTTCGGATTTAAGATAGATTTTGTCAGGGGTAAAAAATATACTAAACATATATGGCCCTTCGGAGAATTTCGTGGGAAGAAACTACTTCATAAATGACGGTGAGAAGAGGTTGCAGATGAGTTTCGAGCAAATTTCGTCATTGCAAAATCATAACATAACCAATGAATAATATTCCTAATGAACGCAAACGAAAACTTAGAAAAACATTACTCTCTCCTTTTAGGAATCTCATCACCTTGGTCGGTTGAAACCGTAGAATTAAATATCGCAGCAAAGAAAGTAGATATCGAAGTCTCATACGATGAGCGGGAAGCTGTAGAGTGTCCGGATTGTGGTAAAAAATGTCCTCGGAAAGATCATACAGAAAAAAGAACCTGGCGCCATTTGGATACGATGCAATTCCAGACATTGATTCATGCTCGAATCCCACGCGCTCAATGTGAAGCTCACGGCGTAAGAAACGTAAAGTTAC